AGTGCCGAAGATAGTTGGCTGGAAGCGGCCTGTGAAAATAGGAAGACGCCAACATTTATATATTCCTCCATAGCTCAGTCGGTAGAGCGCATGACTGTTAATCATGATGTCACTGGTTCGAGCCCAGTTGGGGGAGCCACTCTAAAATCCCATTAGTAAGCTAAAAACGGCTTGTTAATGGGATTTTTCTTGCTTTTGTATTGTTGTATATGTTGTTGTTTGTTTCTTTTTGTTTCGTGTCATTTAATCCGATATACAACAGATAAACAACAGATTTTTGAAGTATACAAGGCTATTAAGCCATAAGCTTAATAGCCTTGTATAGGGTTTCTGTTTCTTGATTTATATAATGCTTTATATCTACATCATAATTAGTGTGACCCATTAAAGCAATAATGTCTTCTTCCCTTGCACCACTTGCTGACATTCTTGTACTGAATGTTCTTCTACAACTGTGTGGTGTTAAATCATCCGGTAAATCCATTAGCCTTGTAGCCGGTCTAAAGTAATACTTTAAGTAGTTATCTTTGTTTAATGGTTCACCTTCAGAACCACAGAATATTGTTTTACCACCGTTGGCAATGCATTTTTCAACAATGCCTTGTATGTTGGGATGGATTGGCACTATTCTGTTAGTACCTGCATCTGTTTTTTTACCTGCCACAAAAATTGGTATTCCTGTTTCTGTTACCATGTAGTTATCGGTTGTAAGCTCTAAGAACTCTGATACTCTAAAATTAAGGTAGCATAAAGCATATATGTATTCTGCATATGGGATAACACCAATGCTTTGTTTAACTTTGAGAAGTTGCATATCTGTAAATCTAGTTCGCTTTACATCATTAGGTTCAGGTAGTTCAATATAAGTTGCATAATCTTTATTTACTATGTCATTCATCATTGCAAACTTGTACATAGATGTAAGTAAACATTTTACTTTGTTCAATGCAGAGAATTTTAAGCCCTCGATTATAAGTGGTGTGTTCGTCTTTTTGTAGGTATTCTTTCCGTTCTTGCCTACATACATTAATTGACCGTCAACACCTCGCTTGTGGTGTGCTGATGAATAAAAATCTATGACGGCTTGAAAGTTTGCCGTTCTTAGTTCTCTAAATTTCATATTATGAAGTGTAATCAGCTTATCCCAGGAAGTTTTATAGTTGGATTTAGTACTATCACATAGTGATTTATATGATTGTTGTTTCATCCATTCTTCATGTAATTGTTCTAATGTAATATTAAAGTCCGTAACTGGATTATATTCATAATCTTTTAATGCCGTTTCTGCTTCTACTTTAGTTGCAAAGCTACCTATGTACTTTTGAATACCTGTAATACTGCTCATAGCTACCCAAGGTTTAGACTTTGTGTCCTTCCTACAGTATATTGAGCCTGTACCCTTAGTTCTTCTTGCCTTTGTGGTCCTTTTCTTTGCCTCTTGTAGCTTTCCACAGTAGGGGCAAAATTTAAAATCATCATCAAATGTTTTATTGCATCTTCTATTTATGCATTTTTTCATTACAAAACACCTCTATTTTTTGAAAAAGGGTGCAAAAATACCTCAATGAAATTAGTTGAAATTTTCATTGAGGTGTGGTACAATATTACTGCAACAAATATTGTATCATTACACCCCAAATGTAATGGTTACGCTCTTTGGTACGCCAATACCAGAGGGCGTTTTTTTATTTTATTTTACTTTGACATTAACAAAGCTAACATTTTTATCTATTGTTTTTCCTACAAAACCATCAAAGTATTTAAACTCACCACCAACTGTTTTTGGTTGTTTACATTCTATGCTATCTGATGTTATAGAAATTATACCTGTTGACTTAGGTGCAACAGGGTCAGACATTGATATGTCATTATAACTAACACCATCAAGTGTTACTGTATCTGCTTGAAATTCAAGCTTTTTGCTAGTTTTGTTCTTTACTTTGAAATTAACATATGTTTCATCATATTCTGTTGTTACATCGTGAAAATAGATATTAACATTACTATCACTATAAACTAAAGTATCTTTCTTAGGCTTTGTAGTAGTTTCTTCTTCATAGTCATAGTCATAATCATCATCACTATCATAATCTTCAGTTGTTGGTTCTTCTGTTGTAGTTGTAGTTTCTTCTATAGTTTCATTATGTAATATCAAATCACTACCAATGACATTGTTATATAAAGTTTCCATATATTTTTTAAAACTTTTGTCACCATAAAATTCAATTTCATAGTCTTCACCATCAGCTATAAATTCAACAGTATGTGAATAATTGTCTGATGATGAATCAAGATGTGTAGTATCTAATGCATCTACACCATCAAATATTTCAAACATTTCAGAATGTTTGTTTTTATAATCACTATCATTGTCGAAATAATCCTTAGATGATTCAAGTGAAATATCACTTTTTCGACTTCTTACCCACATAAATATGTAACCGTTATTACCATCAATAGTATAGCAATAGTCATTTTCATAGATTGAATCATCCTTATTATTTTCTACTTCCCATTTATCATTAATAGGAACTTCAAGATTTTTGATTGTTTTTGAACTATTAGTTTCTAATATTGATTTGTCAAAAGAACTACTATCGGATGATGTTGTTGTATCTCTTACTGTGTTTTTGTCACAACCAGCAATAATCATTGCGATTGCTATTACACCAACAACAAATACTAAAAAACAAATTGTAAATATTTTTCTTTTTCCCATATAAATACCTCATTTTATTCATTTATCAACTCTGCTAAATTATTCCTATCCTCTTCAATTTCTTTTGTAAGGTCTTCTTCTGATGCACTAGGATGTTTCATTTCTAACATTTTCCATTGTGCTGATGATATGTATATACTAACAGATAGGTCATCATCTTTACAATCCTTTGGTAATCTATTTTCGACATCTTCAAGTTTTTCACTTGCTTCTTCAGATGATATATCCATATTTAAGAAATCATCAATAATTTCTATAGCTTTAACACAAGCTTTATAGCCTGTATCTGACATACTATCCGGTTTATTACTACATCCTACAAGTAGTAGTATACAACAACTAATTATAACAAGTATTAACCTTTTCATAAAAATACCCCCTTTTTAATAAATAATTTTAATTTTTGTAACTGATTATATAATTATTTCACCTCAAATCTATAACTATAATTCTAGTTTTTTCTTTGCTATGAAGTTTTCAAACTGCTTGTACACTTGAATTTCTAATGAAGATGTTAGAAATTTATTTCGACTGTACAGCAGTTTCATTCTTTCGGCTCTAATCTTAGAAGCTGAATAACTTATAGAACATAGCTTTTGTATTTGTTCTGCTGAATGAATATCTAATGCCCAAAGTACACATGCCGGAGCAAGTAACCTACTTGCGAATATGTCAGCTTGTGTTTCTTCCTCGGGTTTAACTATATCAAATGTTCGGTTATATTCACCGTTGGTGAGAGGATGGCCAAGATAGATGTGGCCAAGCTCGTGAGCAATAGAAAATCTAATCTTTTCTTTACTCATACTATCATCATATATAATGTACCACTTATCAGATATTAACATTGTTTTTGCAAATTCTTTGTTATTTAATAAATGCACTGTGCTATTTTTAGCGAGTGTAATATTTTCGTCTTTACAAATTTTAGTTACTGACACCGGTAAACTAGTAATATTATGATTTATAAGAACATTCCAAGATGCGTTTCTTGCGTCTTTGTATTTTCCATAGCTAGTTAGCATTAGAATCACCTCACAGATATTATTTGTGTAGGTGATTTTTTTATTCACTAATTAAAACTATTGTCAAAGGTCATCATCAGAAGATGGTTGTTCTTGTGACTGCAATAATTCTAATTGTTCAGCAGTAATAGTTTCTTTATATGGTTTGTGATAGTCAGAACTTCTTGCTACTGATTTAACTTCAATTAGTGTTTGTACATTTAAAAGTGTATCAACAGCATTTTGCATTTCTGGTTTAGCTCTATATGCAAGAATAACTAACTTTTCATGCTTTGATAAAGATAATTCTTTTTCATCATCATTCAATAAATCTTTAACATGAAATTCTTTAAATATATCACTTACTTTATATATATCACATAACTTCAAAAATGTTTCAACATCAGGCTGGCTTCTTCCATTTTCCCAACCGTTGACGGTTTTACCGCTTTTTCCGATTAGTGTACCAACTTCATCAGCAGTCATTTGGCATTCTAAACGAAGTTGTTTTAGTTTATCTTTAATAAAATCTTTATCCATGGTTGTGTTCCCTTTTAATCTTTATTATTAAGATATTTATATTATAATATAAGATTTTGCAATAGTCAATATAAAAATCTTAAAATTTAAGAAATAAATATTTAAAAACAACTTGACAATCTTAAATTATAAGATTATAATACAATCAAAGATATAAAAATCTTAGATATTAAGATTTAAAGGAGTTGATACAGTGAATATGCAAAATATTTTAGATTTATTCAATTCTACAATAGAAGAAAAAGGTCTAAAACAAAAAAGCATTGCAAGTCAAATTGGAACAACTGAAGATAGACTATCAAGAATATTGGCAGGAAAAAGCAAAATGCTTGTTGAAGAATTTTTAAAGCTTTGTTATGTTCTGCAAGTTGACCCAAAATGCTTACAAGTAGCTTAAGAGGTGATATGTATGACAACTGAAAGAGAACATTTACTGCTTGATGAAAGTGGTGAAATGTATGTGAATGTACCAGTTAAGGTTGCATCTAAGTACCTTAATATCTCATACAAGAGTTTGTACGAGATGTTAAAACAAGACAAATGCCCTTTTGGTACTAGTGTTAAGACTGAAAAAGGAGTGTGGGTGTTTAACATCCCTTGTGAAAGGCTTATAGCATATGCAAGGGGTACTGACCTATCACTTAACAGTAATTTATCATTACTTAATGATATGGTCAGTAACCTTGTTACTGCACTCCAAGGTACAACACAATGACACTTAGAATTAATACTACTTATAATGCAGTAATTAAAGTTAGGAATGTAAAAGAAGCATATGTGTTGGGTAATCTGCTTGTAATAAAGCAGATGGACAACCGTAGAACATTTTACGATTACAGCAGAATTAGAAGTGTTATCCGTATAGGCAGAAGAAAGAAGGTGTAACCGTTGGATTTTACAAATACTGTATTAGTAATCATAGCATTACTAGTTGTTATTGCTGGACTTGCTATTAAGTTAAGCAATGAAAGTGAGATGCACAAAATATATCAAGAAGCTTTTAACAGGCAAGTGAATGAGAACAAACATATTTTAAACTTAGCAAAAGAAACACAGAAGTTTAATGAAAATATGTTAAAGGAAAAAGCAAATCTTATGAATAAAATTGATGAATTAGAAAGTGAAATTGTCAATCTAAATTATCAGAGACAACTTTATAATGGAACTCTTGAATTTAAAGATATTTTAGAGCCAACAGAGGTGCAAAATGAAGAAATTTAGATTAGTAGGTTTTATAGCTTCAGTTGTCATTACTGTAGCAATTTCCGAATTGTGTAACATCACTTTGTTTAGCAAGTTTGGTGGTGTTACTTTGATACCGGTGCTTTATTTCCTTGTTACATATGTAGTGCCACATATGGTTAAAGATTATGTTAATGGATGGAAAGAAATCATTGACGATAAAGAAGTGTGCTTTACCAAGGATGCATATTTAACAAGATGTGTCGAAGAAGCTACAGGTGAAAAAGTAGAAACACTTGAAACAACGGCAGAGGGCGAAGAAGTATGAAAGTTATACAAGATGTTGCAGACAGATTTGGAAAATATCCGATTATTTTTAAAGGTAGGAACATAAAGCTTGAAGATATACATCAATGGCTTTTTGAACACTATCAAGGCTATAAATTTGCAATAGTAATTGATGAAACTGTTGATGAATACGAAGAACAGTTTACTAAGTCAGTGTATGTTTACTTTCTTGATGAAATAAAAGAAGAGTTAGAGGCTTATTGTAAATAAGCAAGTTATTTGGGGTGTAATTTTAAATATGGATAAAATTAATCAATTAGAAGAGCTAGACAGACTAGCTTATAGTTTTGGCAATACGGATAAAATGATGATGTCATCATTACATTTTGAAGAGAGGGCATATGTAACTACATTAGCTAGTCTGTATATGATGTACGATTTAGTAGGCGTACATATAAAAGATAAGGTCGTTAAGATTAAGCAAGATGCTTTGAAAGACTACAGAACTATACATAGTGAGTTGTATTTTGAAAGGCTGAGTTATCAGCAATGGCAACAGTCAATCAAGGCTACGGAAAGACAGACTAGAGAACTCACAGAAGTTCTTAAAAGTGGTGACTTGCAGAAGTCGCTAGAACTGGCACTAGAAGTTATAGATACATTATTGAAAGAAAACACGCTAGTGAATATGTATAGAGCAGTGATGCAAAGTGCTGTTACTGATGATGAAATAGATTCAGCAGTAAAAGACTATGCTGTTGAGCATAATCTTGAATTGGATAGTAAAGAGATAGAGAAGATAGTATATAGGTTTATCACAAGTCTAGGTACATCAGAAGATTTGTTGTGTTTCAAATCTATGACTAAAGAAGAAATTGAAGAGTATTCTAAAAGACTTCCAAAGCGTGAAGTTGACGGTATCAGAACAGAGATTAGTGAAGAATACTTAAAAGCCCTATCAGCTAGTTAAGCTGATAGGGTACATATGGGATTGTTGAATAATTGGTAATTCATCAGATGAACCGTTCGTGTCTGATATGTAAGTTCAAGTCTTACCAATCCCACAACCACCTCTGCAAGTTACTTACTAAAATCAATTTAAGTGTATCTCCTAAGTTCTAAGATAGAAAATCCTTCACGCAGAGGTTTATGCAACAAAGGAGAAGGTTACTACATATTAGTACCTTTGTTGCTACAAGAAATGGAACTGTAGCATAAGTAATGCGATTAGATTATCCGTACAGTCTAATTATATAGGTGCAATTCCTATCAGTTCTAACATCTCCGTCTGCACATCAAATTGTGATATTCCTTCATTTCATAGATTATATAGGTTTTTGGATCTCCTGTTTTTAAGTTTAAATTCTTTAAGTCCTTCAACGCAGACGGACATAGTCAAGGGAAGGCTACTACTTTTGTAGTACCTTGACTATCACATATGGAACTTTAGCTTAGGGAAAGCGTTGTAAAGATGTTAAGATGCCCATCTGATACATTACAAAGAGTTGGATCATGCCCAACAAGTTCCGGACTGGTTTATTTTCTTGCGTGACTATTTTTATAGATGTTGCAGTAGTCACGCACGTATGGAACAATAGCATAATTGGTAATGCGTTAAAGCATCCCTGTACACTTTAAAGATATAAGTTCAAATCTTATTTGTTTCACCAAAGTTGTTAGTGGATTTTAGAATCTCCTAGTTTAAGTCAAAATTATATATAAAAATGTCACCAAACACTAACAACTTAATACAGCGAACAGAATGTTTTAAACTGCTGGTAGTATAAGGGGCGGTGGCTGTGACACTCACCATGTGTCACCCCCTTGTACTATTTTCAAAATGTCCGGCAATAGCATAAGTAATGCACAATATTATCTAGGTGCAAATCCTAGTTGCCGGTCGGTTATCTACCTTTATTTTATACTGTTTCGTGGTGGTGCATATCACACACTGCACCACCAAATCTGCAGTGGCCAAGTTGGTGGTTTATTGAGTTCAATCCTCAACTACTGCATACCATGGTGAGCCATTGGCTTATTTCCTTCTTTGATTTTAGGTCCTATCTTTTACGGATAGGACCTAAGGAGAATTAATAATGAAATTTAAATTAGACAATTACAATAAATATAGAAATAACAAAGTTGAATATGATGGCATTATCTTTGACAGTAAGAAAGAAGCTAAAAGGTATTCTGAATTGAAGTTATTAGAGAGAACCGGCAGAATACAGAATCTAAAAAGGCAAGTGCCGTTTACCCTTATTCCTAAAATTCTTGATCAGAATGGCAAGTGCATACAAAGAGCTTGTAAGTATTATGCTGACTTTGTATATACATATAACAACAAATTAGTTGTTGAAGACACCAAAGGCGTCCGAACAGCTGAATATAAAATCAAAAAGAAACTGATGTTATATCAACATAACATCATTATCAAAGAAATTTAAGAGGTGAACTATGGATATTAAAAAGATAGTTAATATCTGCAAAAAGAAAAGTGCTTTTCGTGTTAATAAAACTAATGACGGTTGCCAATGGTTTGGTGACGGTAAAGCTATGTATCTACTTTCTCCGGATATTCCATTTCTATCTGCTGAAGTTATTAGTGGCTTGTATGAACTTAGCAAAGACAAAGTAGAAGTAGGATATAGGCTTCATTGTTCTTTGTCACCGGGTGAATTAGAATTACTTGCTGACACTACGGAAGATGAAGAAATGTTAGTGCCATTAAATATGAATGTTGTTTATGGTGGTACATTGTTATTGCCATTTCGGTCTAGTCAAGGTTTAATACTCATTGATAGTGAGTATTTGAACCCATTAGGAAGTAAACCAAGTGAATTAATGTTTACTTTGCGTGGCGAAAACATTGTTGCAATAAAGAACGGAATGCTTATTACTGCTATAATTAGTGCTTATGATGTTAATAGAGATGATGACTTTACGGAAGAGTTAAAACAGTTGTATAAGCTTAATTCAATCAGCCGAGAAAAAGAGTTTTTGAAAAATAAGAACTTTGATGAAATGGAAGGTACATCAGATGAACAGGAAGAGCTGTGAGGGTTGCCTTTACTATAAAGATGGCAATGGCAGACGAAAGAAAAGCAGTTACGAAAGATTTTGCCATTATATGATTGATGAAGGCAAACCAAGGAACTGCGACCCAGCAAATTGTGATAAGAAAGTTATTGATTTACCTATTCCCAGATTGGGAGCATTACCACTTCCAAGAAGGTGATAATGTGAACGGTAGAATAAGACTATTGACTATTCAAAAGCTTTTGTTGAAGAATGGAAAGACAACTGTTAAAGATATACAAGCTGAAATTTTCAATTTATATAATGAAAAAGTAGAAAGAAAGGCTATCTATAAAGATATTAGAGCCTTACAGCAGTTTCTTCACATAAATAAGAAGAAAGTAAACGATACGGTTGTTTATATATTAGAAAGGAAAAACAATGAATAAATTATTTCCTATCATTCTTATTTTGTTGCAGTTTTGTGCTTGTATCGGTTATGTCATTAGTAAAGATTATAAGATGGCCGTTTATTGGCTATCGGCTGGAATATTAAACATTTGTGTGACTTTCTAAGTCAAAAAAGGAGATAACTATGGAACAAAAACAAATACCTATTGATATGTTAAGACCTCATCCGGACAATCCAAGAAAGGACCTGGGGGACCTTACAGAACTTGCAGAGAGTATCAAAGCTAGAGGTGTGATGCAGAATCTAACTGTAATACCTCAATACAAATTAGGCAAAATTGCTTACTATACAATTCTCATAGGTCATAGAAGATGTGAAGCATCTAAGATTGCAGGACTTAAAACATTGCCATGTACTGTTGTAAATGTAATGTCAAAGAAAGAGCAAATAGCAACAATGTTGCTTGAAAATATGCAAAGGTCCGATTTAACACCACTTGAACAAGCTGAAGGCTTCCAGATGATGATTGATTTAGGCGAAGGCATTAGAAGCATTGAAAAGAAAACAGGCTTTTCTGCTACTACAATCTGGCATAGAGTTAAGCTACTTGAACTCGATAGGGAAGAATTACGCAAGTCACAAGAAAGGGAAGTTAAGCTTACTGACTATATAAAACTTGAAAAGTTGAAAAATGTAGAAGATAAGAATGAGTGTCTAAAAGAAATAGGTACTAACAATTTTGACTACACATACAACTCAAAGCTTCGAAAACAAGAAAGAAAAGAAAAGCAGAAGGTTATTAAAAAGGAACTTGAAGATAAAGGGTTAGTTGATATTACTGACGAAGAAAGAAGCTATTACAACGGAACTCACCAAGCCTACAGACAAGAAGAAAATTAAATAACAAATAACAAAAATCTTTGATAGAAAATCATTAAAAAATGACCTATCAAAGATTTTTACTATCACAATAAAATAGAGGTTTTGACCTCTTTGCTGACCTTGTAATGGGTATTAACAACTCAACCACTAGTAAGGATAGATAATCATGAAGAGAAAGAAAAAGCATTACATAGAATATGATTATGAAAATCAAATAGTACAGCAGTATGAGAAAGAAGAGGAAGATACTGTTCTAAGGTTGTTGAAAGATGGTGTCATTAGTCATTGTTACGCAACAAAAGAAATTTTCGCAGGTAATCAACTTGATGTGGAAATCTATCCAGAATTCACACGCAAAGAGAGTTGTACACTAAAACAGAAATTAAAGAAGAAAACTAAGAAAGCAATTAAAGACCTTAATGATAAAAATGCAAGGAAGTATTTCGCTAGACTAGTCAATACAAATTTTACTGATGATGATTACTGCATCACATTGACGTACACACCTGAAAGCCAACCACAAGACTATGAATCAGCACATAAAGATATTACTAACTTCCTCAGAAGGTTAAATCGAAAAAGGAAAAAACAAGGAATACCAAATGCAAAATATGTATATGTGACAGAGAAGAAAAAGAATGGCTATCATCATCACATTATTGTTGATAGTCAGCTTGAACTGAACATGAAAGAAGTGAATTTACTTTGGGGTAAATCAAAAAGAAATGATATTAAGCTATTAGACACAGACGAATTTGGATTAACCGGTATTGCGTTCTACCTTGCTAAAGACCCACAAGGAAGAAAACGTTGGGGAAGTAGTAGAGGTTTGAAAAAGCCAACAGTAAAGAAAAATCATTATAAATTCAGGGGAAAAGACATTAGACAAGCCATCAGCTGTGAATATAACTTAATTGACAAGTTAAAAAAGCTATATCCACAATACACTTTTACAGATGTTGATATTAGATACAATGACATTAATGCTATGTTTTACATATACGCTAGATTGCGTTTGTAGTAGTATCTGTAACAAAAGTAACACCAAAAAAATAAAACACACACATATGTACGCACGATAGGAGAAGAAGAGAATGACAATGTCAGAACTACGAGAAATGAGAAAAACTTACCCATCACTAAATCTAGAATTAAAAAGACTGCAACAAAAGAAAACGGAATTAATCAAAGAAAATACAGTAACTGATACAGTTGTGGGGTCCTCAGCTGAATATCCTTATACATCACATCCGGTATCTGTTGAGGGCTTTATGCAGACTACAGCAGTAAGAAAGCAGTTAGATAGTATTAATGAACAAATCAATAAGATAATTGATATGCAAAATAAAGTAGATAAAGTTATATCTAGCATATCAGATAATCTTGTTAGATATTCAGTTATGCAGTATGTTGTTGAGCAAAAAACATGGGTTATTATCTATTCAAGCCTTGATACATACTGTGAAGGTGCTACTGTTGATGCACTAAAGAAAAGAATTGCAAGAGAAATTAAAAAAATTTAAAATTTTTTCAAAATGTGTCCCATTTGTCCTGTTTGTCCCATTTTAATATGTTATTATTGAAAATAGAGAAATAGCATAGTAGATATAAAGGCACTGCATAATTAAAAAAATGTAGTGCTTTTGTAGTATAAGGACGGTGAGGTGTTGTGGCTAAAGTTGATAAGTGGATTGAAGATAATGGTCTTAAACTAATTGAAGGTTGGGCAAGAATGGGATTGACCGACCAACAGATAAGCCACAATATGGGCATTAGTCGCAAAACACTTTCTGAGTGGAAAAAGAAATATCAACAAATAGATACTGCTATTCAAAGAGGTAAAGAAGTTGTTGATATTGAAGTTGAAAACTCATTACTGCAAAAAGCGTTAGGAATATTCAAAACAGTAAAGAAACCCATCAAGATTAAGACTGTTGAATATAAAGACGGTAAGAGAATCAAGGAAATTGAGCATATAGAATATGCTGATGACCAAGTATATATACCACCTGATACTACTGCTATGATATTCTGGCTTAAAAACCGTAAACAAGAGAAATGGAAGAATGACCCACAGTTACTTGAACTACGAAAAGAAGAATTGAAGATAAAGAAAGAAAAGCTAGAAAGTGATTGGTGATGTAATGTTATCAGACTTCTACCGTACAGCAGAATGGAAAAAGCTAACTCACATCATCAAGCTATCTAGAGTTGATAGCAACGGCTTATGGGTATGTGAACATTGTGGAAAACCAATAGTTAAGTCTTATGATTGCATTTGTCACCATAAGATATATCTAACAGAAGAAAACTATAATGATCCGAACATTGCGTTAAATGAAAACAATATTGTATTACTACATCACAAATGCCACAATCGTGTACATAATAAGTTAAGCCAGCCAATAAGGCAAGTGTTTATTGTGTATGGTTCACCGTTGAGTGGCAAGAGCAGTTATGTTAATGATGTTATGTTGCAAGGTGATTTGTTGCTAGATATAGACAAGATATGGATGGCAATATCAAATCAGCCTTTATATATTAAACCTAAAGAACTAACAAGCAATGTATTTGCTATTAGAGATTTAATATTACAGCAGATTAAGCACCGACAAGGTAAATGGCAAAATGCCTATATTGTCGGTGGTTATCCTTTGTCAGCTGAAAGAAACAGGTTAGCCAACACATTAGGTGCAAGGCTTATTCATATTGACACCGACAAGGAAACTTGTATGGATAGATTGTTAAGTTGTCAAGATAAAAGAGATAAGGAAGAATGGAAAAAATTTATTAATGAGTGGTGGGAAAAATATTCGGCAACATTTTGAGAAAGACACCCCCCACCAAGAAATATTTGATAAGGCTAAAAGAGACTGTGGGAAGTTCTTAATTCTCGCAGAAAGTCAAAAAATGAGATTTTTCAAAATCAAAATAGCTAATTTTTTAAGGATAAAAGAAATGAAGAAAAAAGATACTCAGAGAAAAGAAAAAATAATTGAATATCTTAAAAGCAATGGGTGTGATGTTGGCTTTATAAACCAAGCTGTTGATGAATTTATCTTTTTAGAAAACAGATTAATAGAATTAAGGAAGTTACCTTTCATACAATTTCACCCTAAAAACAAAAAGCTTCAGAAAGTAACACCAGCAAGTAAGCAATATAAAGAATTACTACAGCAGTACACAAACCTGCTGAAAGTTTTAAGTAAGTTTGCCGGTAATGATGATACAGAACAAAGTTCACCACTTAGAGAATGGGTTGAAAAGTATGTTAGTGACAGAAAAAACAATATGGACGGCTGATAATTCGTGGCTATTAAACTATTATGCACAAATAGAGTGGGGAAAAATTATCGTTGGCCAAGAGTTGTGGCAAGAACTGAATAATCTTAAAGATGATTTTAATAATGACCGGTATTATTACAATACTGATGATGCCAGACTAAGGATGAACATAATGGAAAATTGTATAAGGTTAACGAAGTCACCTTACTACAATAAGCCAATGAAACTTATGTTATGGCAGAAGGCGTTTATAGAAACGATATATTCATTCAAAATGACTGAAACTGATTTTGACAGGTTTAAGAAAATTCTTCTTCTGATTACAAGAAAAAATACAAAGTCAGAAACTTGTTCAGCATTAGGACTAAGCGAATTAATCGTAGGAAATGAAGGGTCTGACATTGTGTGTAGTTCCAATGATGATAACCAAGCATCTATTACTTATGATGCGATTGATACAATGCGACAGCTAATAGACCCAAACGATTTAGACACCAAGAAAAACCAGCGTTTTATTATTAATAAAGTGAATGGTTCTAAAATCTTCAAGTTGTCAGATAGGACAAGGAATAAAGAAGGGCGTAATATTGATTTTGCTATTGTTGATGAAACACACGAAATGAAAAACAACGTTATAGGTAAGTCAATAGAACAGTCACAATCCTTGAAAGATAATCCCAAGTTTATCAATATTACTACAGAAGGTTTTGTTGTTGACGGTTATCTTGATGATGAATTGAGAAAGGCAAGGGCAGTAATTTGGGGTGAAGATAACGGAAAATCAGCCGAAAGGCTTTTACCATGGTTATATACCCAAGATAGTGAAGAAGAAATTTGGCAAAATAGAAAATCGTGGGTTAAGTCCAACCCAACTTTAGGCATAGTTAAAAAGTGGGATTACATGGATGAACAGATTGATGTTGCTAAAACGTCTAAAGCCGATAGAATTTTTGTACTGACGAAAGATTTTAACATAAAACAAAACGGCGTGGAAAGTTGGTTAAATCTTGAAGATTATGACTATAAAGCTGTGTATAATCTTGAAGATTTTAGTGGTTGCGTATGTTTGGGTGCTTGTGACTTGTCAGAAACTACTGATTTGACAAACGCAAAAATTTTATTGATGAAACCAAATGACCCACACAAATATATATACTCACATTATTTTATACCACAGTCAAAGTTAGAAAATAATGATGATGAAAATGCCGGTGCTAAGTATAGCGATTGGTTAAAACAAGGCCTGTTGACAGTTAGCGAAGGTAATGATATAGACTTATCCTTAGTTGCTGACTGGTTTTATAAACTTTATAAAGACCACAACATTAAATTGTGGAAATGTGGCTATGATCAGAAGTTCGCAAAGGACTTCTTAACAAGAATGGACTACTATGGGTGGTCAAAAAAGAATGATGATATGATTATGATATTACAAAATGCTGAAACTCTTAACAATGCAGTTAAGTTGTGTGAAGCTGATTTCCAACATCAGTTAATTAATTTTAATGACAATGATGTTGACAAGTGGAATTTGAAAAATGCAAGTTTATTAGTCAATAACAAGGGCTTTTGTATGTTAGTAAAAACCGAACCAAGTAAAAAAATAGATGGTGCAGTTACTCTTGTTATTCTCTATGAAATGTACAGAAGATATAGAACAGAATATAAACAGATAATAGAAATGAGGTGATAACTTTGGGCTTTTTTAGTAACATATTTTCAAAACTATCTGCTAAAAAGCAAAATAAACATTACATTGATATGATGAATGGTTATGCTCCAGTCTTTAGCCAATTTGGAACTAACATCTATGCGAATGATATTGTACAGCAGTGTGTTAATTGTATTTCAGCAGAAATGAAGAAGCTATCACCGGAACACATTATACGCAGTACTAACGGTGATACTGAACCGTCAAAAAGCAATTCTATCCAACCGGCACTGAATGAGCCAAACGAATTCATGACCACATCAGATTTCTTGGAAAAGACAACAAATCTATTGTTGCTAAATTTAAATGCTTTTATCGTTCCTGTATGGCGTGAAAAAAGTGATAGAGGTGTTACAACACGAACACTTGAAGCTTTATATCCTATTCAGCCAACACAAGTGGACTTTATTCAAGACGATAGTAATGCATTATTTATTCATTTCTATTTTCCAAATGGAACGGATTATATTTTAAAACAATCGGACGTAATTCATTGGAAAATGAGATATGCAACAAATGACTTTATGGGTGGTGACTTAAATGGTCAGCCGGATAACAGCGCACTACTAACAACACTAGATACATACCACACATTACTTCAAGGTGTGGCCAAAGCTATGAAAGCTAGTTATGCCGTTAACGCTGTTGTGAAATATAACGGTATGCTTGATGATGGCAAGACAGGAAAAGCATTGAAAGAGTTAGAAACAAAACTAAAAAATGCTGAAAGTGGCTTTCTACCGTTGGACCTCAAAAGTGAATTTGTACCAATCAAAAAGGAAACTAAACTTGTTGATGCAGACACTTTAAAATTTGTTGATGATAAAATTCTTAGACACTATGGAGTGTCTTTACCAATCATTACAGCAGATTATACGGCAGAGCAGTACGAAGCTTTTTATCAGAAGACCCTTGAACCACTTATTATATCTTTAGGACAAGCTTTTACAAAGGTATTATTTACAAAGCGTGAAAAAGGCTTTAATAACGAAGTGGTTTTCTATGCTAATAAACTAGAATTTATGACCAAGTCACAAATTTTAGAGATGATAAGACTACTAGGGGACCATGGAAGTCTATTTGAAAACGAAGCTAGAACTGCTTTAGGTTTAAGGCCATTAGCTGAATTGAAAGGTGTGCGAATGCAGTCGCTGAACTATGTTAATGTAAATGATGCAAGAAAATATCAAGTAGGGGATGAAAGTAATGAATAAGCAACACGAAGTTAGAGCATATGACTTTGAAATAAGAGCCATGGAAGATGAAGAACACGGTACTTATATTGAAGGTCAGCCTATTGTTTATAATAGCAAAACCAATCTAGGTTATTATGATGAAATTATAGAACCTGGTGCATTAAAAAATACAAATCTTAAAGATGTTAGATTTCTAGTTAACCATGATTTTAATATGATACCTTTGGCTAGAAGTAGAAACAACAATAAAAACAGTACAATGCAAATGGCGGTTAATGATGAAGGTATGAACATTAGAGTTAATCTTGATGTAGAAGGTAATTCTAAAGCTAAGGAATTATATTCAGCAGTTAAACGTGGTGATATATCAGGTATGTCATTCGCATTTTACATTGATGACGAAGAATGGGAAGACTTAAAGACAGACCACCCAACAAGAAGAATTAAAGCTATTTCACAAGTGTTTGAAGTGTCAGCAGTGACATTTCCGGCATATGAAGATACTAGTATATCTGCTAGAGATAAAATGGCATTGGAGAGTGTCAAAGATGTACTGGATAGTGCAAAGAGGTCATTGGATAATGACGATAAGCAGTTAGAACTAGAACTAGAAAAAGAAAAAATTAAATTACTTAGTATTTAAGGAGAATGAAAATGAAAGAATATTTTGAAAAACTTATTGAAAGAAAAAAGAAAAAATTCAAAGAACTACAGGAAAGAGCACAGAATAGTAATGATGTTGCTGAAGTTCGTTCTATTGGTCAAACTCTTATTGCGTTAAGAGATGAAATTAATGATGCAGAAGAACAGCTCAAAAAGCTAGAAGATGACGATAACAATGAAGGTGACAACGAAGGTGACAACGAAGGCAACAACGGCGAAAGCAAAAACAACAACCCTGATGCACGTTCTAGAGTTATCAATGGTGAAATTCGTGGTTCATTCGGTCTAAAAAACGGTCAGCCACAGAAGAGAGAAGAAGACCCATCAGATACAGTTGAATATAGAACAGCGTTCATGAATTACATTTGCAGAAATGTTCCTATTCCGGCTGAACTAAGAGAAGCAACAACTACTACTGATGCATCAGCCGTTATTCCTAAAACAATCGTAAGCGAAATTGTTAAGAAGTTAGAAAGCTACGGCAACATTTTTGCTAAGGTTAGAAAGCTAAATGTACAGGGTGGCGTTAATTTCCCTGTAATTGACTTAAAGCCATCTGCAAAATGGATTGATGAAGCTACGGCAAGTGAAGATCAGAAACTTACTGCAAACAAGTCAATTTCATTCAATTATTATGGTATTGAATGTAAACTAGCACAGTCAATTCTTGTAAATGTTACAACTCTTGAAGTTTTCCAGCAAGAATTTATTAATCTTGCAACTGAAGCAATGATTAAAGCTATTGAAATTGCCATTTTCAATGGTACCGGTGTAGGTCAGCCTTTAGGCATTATTAAAGACACTAGTGTTAAAAATGTAATTACACTTACAGCAGAAGAATTTGGTAGTTGGGAAGGTTGGCACAAAGTTAAAGCTAAGATTAAGAAAGCTTATCGTAATGGTAACTTTATCATGAACCAGTCAACCTTTGATGAAAAGATTGATGGTATGGTTGATAATAATGGCCAACCAGTAGGCAGAACTAATTACGGAATTGACGGTGAAGAAAAGTACAGATTCATGGGCAAAGATGTTGAAACTGTTGAGGACGATATTTTACCATCATACGAAGATGCAAAAGCTTCAAATGTAGTTGCAGTGTTCTGTAACCTATCCGATTACGCAGTTAATACAAATCTAGATATGACAGCTACTAAGTGGGTCGATAACGATAATAACAAAATCAAGAATAAGTTAATGATGATTTTAGACGGCAAGCTAATTGACCCTAACGGTGTTGTGCTTATTAAAAAGGGTGAATAATTAATAACAAAGGAGCAATAGCATTATGACAGATGAAAAACTACTAAAGGCAGTTAAAGCATCATTAGGCATTACAGGTGACTATCAGAATGAAACATTACAAGTTTATATTGATGAAGTTAAACAATATATGTTGTCAGCTGGTGTTGATAGCGTTGTAGTAGATAGTCAACTTGCTACAGGTGCTATTGCTCGTGGTGTTGCTGACCTTTGGAATTACGGTGCCGGTGAACTCTCTAACTACTTCAAAGAGAGGGTTACACAGTTGGCATTTACAGTAGGTGATGAAGATGTATAGACGAACAACAATATTCAACTCGGTTGCAGAACTACAGACGGTCACTACTGAAACTAAAAAAGGTGTACTAACAAAGACATACAAAACAAAGGATATTATATACTGTTGTTTTCGTTCATTTGGTGGTACAGAGAAGGTCAGCAACAATGTTATTATCGTAGAAGATACAGCAGTAGTAGAAACATGGTATAGACCAGACATTACAGTGAATTGCAGACTAATAGTTAATAATAAGACATATGAAATTATTAGCGAACCCGAAAACATTGAAAACCGTAATCAGTTTGTGCAGTTCAAGGTAAGAGCTATTAAAGGTGGTGCTTGATGTGGCCAAGTCAAAAAATAAAGTATGGTTTGATATATCAGGCTTTACTGAGTTAGCAGAACGTTTTAATGGCTTATATAAGAAAACAGATAAAATTGCTAAAGAATGTTTAATTGCTACGCATAAGAATGTAACAGAGAAAATAAGCAAAGATATTGATAGACATACAGTGACAGGTGAAACAAGAAAATCATTATATAGAGAACCGTTAATCACTAAAGAAGGACACGATTTTTATAGTGTTAATGTTGGTTTTGATATTGCTGAAGGTGGTTTAGCTTCAATCTTTTTAATGTATGGTACACCAAGAATGAAACCGGATAGAAAATTTAGAAGTGACTTGTATGGAAGTAAAACCAAGCAAGAAAATTTTGAAATACAAAACAAGATATTTCAAAAGTATGTACAGCAGTTAGGAGATTAAGAAATGGAAGATAAACTATTAGAAATTATAAGTAGCTTTAACTATCCTTTTTTCTTGCAAGGAACACTTGCTAAAGATGAACCTTATCCAACTGACTTCTTTACATTTTGGAATAGTTCTAGTGATAGTGAATCCTACTATGATAACAACGAAAATAGCATTGTATATGAATATGATGTTAATTTTTATAGTACCGACCCAGAACGGGTTTATACAGTTCTGAGAGAACTAAAAAAGATATTGAAAGAAAATAAATTTATCGTGTCCGGTGACGGTCATTCAGTTGTAAGTGACGAAAAGACCCATACCGGACGTGGATACACAATTTACTACAGAAAGGAACAAGCAGAATGAAAGTTGAAGAATTTCGTGGCGTTAGAGGTGCAGTTATTGCAGAAGTAACAAAAGATACAGCAGAAGAAATTACATTCGGTGAAGTTATGTCACTTGCCGGAGTTAGTGAGATTAGCAAGTCTACAGAAAGTAGCAATGAACCACATTACTACGATAACCAACCAATGGTTACTGTATCATCAACAGGTAATGACGAAATAGGCGTTAATACTTCTGCACTACCTCTTGACGTTTATGCGAAAATTACAGGACAAAACTACAACGAAGAAAAGGGCGTACTAATTGAGGGCGAAAGAAAACAGAAGTACTTTGCTTTTGGCTACATTACTAAGCTTACTGACGGCACAGAAATGTTTGTATGGCGTTTAAAAGGTACATTTAACATTCCAGATGATACCCACACAACAGAAGATGACGGCACAGAAGCAAACGGACAGGAAGTAACATTCACAGGCATTAACACTACACATAGATTTGCAAAACTTCTAGACAAAAATAGTAATCCAAAGTCAGCAAGAGCAGTTACTGTTGATACTTCAGCAAATAAGTCAATTACTGAAAGTGATTTTTTTGCGAAAGTTCAAACACCTGACACAATTTTTACTGAATAATAAAATAAAGCAAGGTTACATAAATTAGTAGCCTTGCTTTTTGTCATATATAAGAGGTGAAATAAATGATTAAACTTAACATTAGAAACGATAAGAATAAAATTGTAAAGATATATCAAACAGAAGAAGTAAATCTAAAGATGGGTACTGTAGAAGATATTGTTGAGGTTATTAACCTTGATAAACTGTTAAAAAATAAGGAAGATACCTCAGTTAACTTATATGATGTTATTGCTACTGTAGCAATGAACAGTTACGCAATGTGTAAGCCGATTCTAAAAGATGTTTTTCCACAGATTACAGACGAAGAACTAAGAAATATTAATTTCAAAGAAGTAGTTAACACAGTAGTAGATATAATCAAGTATAGTATTAGTGACATCAACAATGTATTCGGTACATCAAAAAACTAAGTGAGGGTAGGGAGCAAAAGCAACCTACCCTTTCTGCAACTTTGTTTGATATGAAATTAGCCTTGTGTGATAGATATAGTTCTCTTAATCCTCTAAGATTAAGATACTACAAATTTCACGAATTAATCAAAACATATCAAATGATAAATGAACACGATAGAAAGATAAAGAAATCAGCAAGTAAAAAGACGGTTATTAGAAGACCGGCTGGAGATAATTGGGTGTGATGAATTATGGCTAATAAAAAAGAAAATCCAACCACAAAATTTAAAATTGATTTAAGTGAATTTAAAAAAAACATTGCTGATGCCAATAGACAGATTAGGCTTGTTAACTCAGAATTTAAAAAGAGTACAGCAGGTTTAGATGATTGGGGAAAGTCAACTGACGGTGTCAGTGAAAAACTCAAAGCACTTAATAAAGTATCTGAGTTAGAGAAAACAAAGCTGGAAAATCTACAAAAACAATACGAACTTGTGGCAAAAGAGCAAGGCGAAAACTCCAAATCGGCACAAGATTTACAGATTAAGATTAATAATCAGTCTGCTACTATAGCTAAGGCTGAAAATCAAATCAAGAAGTATAGTGAAAAACTAGCTGATTTAAAAGCCAAAGAAGATGAAAGTAAGTCTGCATCAGAAAAGCTAAAAGCTGAAATTGAAAGTCAGTCTAAAAAAGTTGATGAATTAAAGCAGTCTTATATTAATGCAGTACTTGAACAAGGCAAAAATAGTGAATCAGCAAAGAAACTAAAAGAAGAATTATTAAAGTTATCCACATCTTTAAATGAAAATAAGGAAAAGTATTCATCAGCAAAAAGCAAGGCTGAGGAATATGCCGGAGAACTCAAAGATGTAGGGGATAATGCAGAGGACTTAGACGGTAGTTTTACAGTTGCTAAAGGTGCTATGTCAACTTTTGTTGCTGACGGTGTTGAAGTTGTACTTGATAAGCTGAAAGAAATGGTTACTGACATTGGTAGTGTAGAAACTGCTTATAACAATTTCAGCAACCAAACAGGCATACAGGGTAAAGAACTGCAAAAATATAAAGGTGTCTTAGATGATCTATATGATGATGGCATGGGCGACAGCTATGAAGACCTATCAGAAACACTAGCACAGATAGTACAGACAACAAAGGAAACCGACCTTAGCAAAATTAAAGAACTAGCCAATAATGTACTTGTTATGCGTGACACGTTTGGTTTTGATGTTCAAGAGAGTATGCGTGCCGTTAATATGTTGATGGACCAGTTCGGTGTAAGTGGTGAAGAAGCTTTTAATCTTATAGTCCAAGGAGCTCAAAACGGACTTAACAAGAATGATGATTTATTAGATAGCATTAACGAATACGCAGTACATTATAAACAATTAGGCTATAATGCTGATGAATTTTTCAATTCATTAAAAAATGGTACTGATACCGGCACTTTTAGTGTTGATAAATTAGGAGATGCCATGAAGGAGTTTGGCATCAGAACTAAGGATACTGCAACTAGTACAGATGAAGGTTTTCAACTTGTTGGACTTAATGCAAACAAAATGCGTAAGGAGTTCGCAAAGGGTGGTAAGTCAGCACAGAGTGCTACTAAAAAGACTTTAAAGGCATTATTCAGCATGGACAATCAAGTAAAGCAGAATCAAGCCGGTGTTGATTTGTTCGGCACAATGTGGGAAGACCTAGGCATTGATGGTGTTAAGGCTTTGATGAATGTTAATGGTCAAGCTGACAAAACCAAAAAATCAATGCAAAAAATTAATGATGTTGCTTATGATGATGTTGATAGTGAACTTAAAGTTCTATATAGAACTGTACAAACAAAGCTGATTAAGCCAATTCTAAAAGACTTTTTGCCGGATATAGAAGATGGAATTGAATGGACTATTGATAACTTGCCAACCGTTGGGACTATAGCAAAAACAGTAGGTGGATATTTGTTATCTATTTTCATAGGCAAAAAGGTATCATCTTTTGCAACGCAGATAACTAATCTAATTACTACTTTTTCTACGCTTAGAAGCACTACAGAGGGTTTAACAACTGCACAGAAGTTATTAAACATTGCACAAAGTAGTAACCCTATAGGTGCTATAGTTACTATAGCAGGTACATTAGTTACAACTTTTATGGCTCTTAACGATTTGTTCGGTGATAATGCAGACAAAACGTCAGAAATGAAGTCTAAGCATGATGAATTATATACATCTATTGACGAAGAAACAAAAAAATGGAAAGAACTTAAAGAAGAAAGACAGAAAGCCAGTCAAGATACCACTAACGAATTTGGTTATTATGAAACTTTATTAGGCGAATTGCAACAAATAACTGATAAAAACGGTAATATCAAAAAAGGGTACAAAGAACGTTCGAAAGTTATTACATCTACATTGTCAGATGCCTTAGATACAGAAATCGAAAACAATGGATATGTAATTACATCTTACAAGAATGTAATTAAAAAAGTACAAGAAGCTATTGCGGTAAAAAGAGCAGAAGCACAGCAAAGTGCATATGGTGATTCTTACGATAAAGCAAAAGCAAACATAACAGAAGCACATACTAATATGACTAATGCAAAAGATGCAAACGAAAAAGCACAAACAGCATTGAGTAGTGAATATTTAAAGTTAAGAACTGCACAAAGAAAGTTAAAAGAATATAAAGAAGAACACAAAGGTGAAGACTACTATGCACAAAGGGATTTTACTGATTTAGTGTCAGAAGTAAACGGTTCTCAGCAAAAAATTGATAATAGCTTATCAAAAACGGCCAAAAATGCAAGTAAGAAATTTCGTGATGCACAAGAAACATATTTAGGATATGTTACAACAATAAAAAATTACGAAGGCGTTACATCTGCTATGGCAACAGGTGATATTAACAAAATAAATGATGCAGTATCTAATATGACAAGTGGACTTGTTACAGCAGAAAACGCAACATTAGAAACATTAGTACAACAAAAAAAGAATTTTTCAAAGTACTATGAAAATTTGAAAAAAGAACTAAAAGAAGGTACACCGGGTGTTTCACAAGAAATGGTTAATACAGCTAAGTCAATGGTAGATAAGGCTGACAAAGAATTAACCAAATTAAAAAACAGTGGTCAGTATGCGGGTGAAGCACTATCAGATGGCATTGAAAATAAAAAGGAAAAAGTTAGTAACACAAGTAAGAAAGTTGTTGATAAAGCAAAAACAAAGGCTTTACATACAGCAGAAGGATTGTTTTTTGCAGGTACAAAAGGTGCTGACAAAATCACAGAAGGCTTAAACAAGAATAAAGGCAAAGTTAGCAATTCTGCAAAAAATGCAGTAGGTGAAGCTAAAAAAAGTGCCGACTATAAAGCAAGTGAATTTTTCTTTACAGGTAAATCTACAGTAGGAGAGATTACAAAAGGTATTGTCAAAAACAATAGTCAAGTGGGTAATGCATCTAAAAGCACTATGAACAAGGCAAAAAAGGAAGCTAACAAGGTAAAATCTAAAAGTGTGGGCGAAAACTTTGTTTCAGGTCTTATTGAAGGACTTGAAAACAATTCTTTAATTAATCAACTAATAGATAGTGCAAGTAGTGTAGCCGGAACTATTGTTGATACCGTCAAAGATTTCTTAGGTATTCACTCACCATCTCGAAAAGGTATATGGCTTAGTGAAATGTTCGGTGAAGGACTTGTTGAAGGTGCTAAGAATAGTGAAAAATCGGTAGCTAATGCGTATGAGAATACAGCAGAAAAGGCTTATAAGTCAGCAAATAAAGTGCTTAATAAGAACCTTGAACTTGACCCAATTTTTACAGATGGACTAAGACAAGCAAGGGCAAATTTAGCTAATGTTAATAATAGTGTTAGCAAGGCTACACAAGATAAAGTTAATGGAACTGTTAATAACAACACAACTGTTAATAACACTTTCAATCAAACAAACACAAGCCCACAACCTCTTTCAAGGTTGGATATTTATAGAGATACTAAGAATTTAATTAAGCAGATGGAAGTGGTTAAGAATGTTTAATCTAATAATAGAAACGCAGAACGGTGAAAGACTTGATTTTTCGCAAGTAAGAGATAAATATGACATCTTATCCGTTGACGGCTTAACTTCTCCGGATACGAATATAAACACTTCTAGCTTATATTACACAGACGGTTGCTTAGTGAATTCAATGAGAGCAGAGAAAAGAAACATAGTTATTACACTTAACATTAAGCCACCAATAGAACTGAACAGACTGGAATTATATAGATTTTTCGCTTGTAAGGCAAAAATAACACTATATTGGACCAATGATAACCGAGATGTTTACATAAAAGGTATCGTTGAAAAATTTGAAACAAATCTTTTTGACAAGGTTCAGCAACCACAAATATCTATTATCTGTCCACAGCCCTATTTTATTTCAACTACAGAAGATGTTATTGGTTTTACTGATAGTGAAAGTTTGTTTGAATTTCCTTTTTCAATTAGTTGGCCACCGGGGAAGGCTATAAGCGAAGGCAAAGGAAGAATATCACAACTAGTTGATGTAGGTGAAGCTACCACAGGTATCATCATTAAAATTTCAGCCGTAGGTGGTGCAGTAACTAACCCTACAGTAGTAAACAGAACTACCGGTGATACTTTTACTATTAATTACACTATGTCAGATAGTCAGCAGATTGTAGTTAATAGTAATGCAGGTGAAAAGTCAATTTATTTATATACAGGTAGTAGCAAAAAGAACTTTTTATCTAAAAGAAAATACGGCACACAATGGATTACTTGTGTGCCTGGATATAATGATTTTTACTATACAGCAGATAGTGGTAGTGACTATATGCAAGTTGAGTTTATTATGGCTAAAAAGTATCAAGGAGTGTAATAATGGAAGTTTATTTATTAGATAGTAGTTATCAACCTATAGCAGTTATAGATAACTATAAATCACTTATATGGACTAGCAGATATAACACACCCGGTGACTTTGAACTGTATGTACATGCTAATAAGGATATACTAACTCTTATAGAATCAGCAAGTTTTGTACAAAGAGATGATATACCAACTGATTTGATGCTTGTCGAAAAAATAAAAATTCAAAAAGATATTGAAAATGGCACATTTATTATTGTAAGTGGAAGAAATTTATTATCATATCTTGGTAGGCGTATTATCTGTTCCTCAGCTGAATTTCAAAACGAAAAAGCTAGTGATATTATTAATAGTGTTGTCAAAAACAATATGATACCTATTATTATTGGCGAAGATATTAAAAATTCAGCAGAGCGTTACATTAAAGGATTTGACATCAAATCAATGGCAAACAAAGGTGAGACTATTACAGCACAGTACAACGGAGAGAACTTACTTGATAAAGTAACAGAACTTTGTCAAGCAAATAATTTTGGTATGAAAGTATGGTTTGACCGTGATGCATATGATAGTAAAAATAGTTATATTCATTTTGAATTGTACAAAAGAGAAAAAGTTGATTATACTTTTTCGGAAGAAAACGAAAATATACAAAATCTAACGGTTACAACTGATTACACAAATTGGAAAAACTGTGCGTTAGTATTTGGTGAAGGCAAAGGACGATCACAATGGGTTAGACAAGCTTTTAGAATTCAGAAGCTAGAAACATTGTATCAAGGCTTATTTAGACGTGAAATATATGTTGATGCAACTAATCTAACTACTGACAAAGTGGCCGAAATGGTCGGCAATGTTAACGAAAACTACGAAAAATGCTTAATACAAAAAGGCTCAGAAGAATTGCACAAGGCAGAAATAATGAACATCAAGTCTTTTGAAGGCACAGTTATTGCCCAAAAAAGCGACTTTAGGACACTATATGATGTAGGTAACATAGTGCAAGTTGAAGATGCTGAAAGTGGATTATGGGGTGAAGTAACTATAACAGAAGCTACAGAATGTTGGGACGATAGTGGTTATACGATTACTTTAACTTTAGATGACCAAAAAATATATAATAGTGCAACTATTCTTTAATAAGAGGTGAATTTAATGATTACATACGGTTTTTTTAACGCAGTCAATGGTGATAGAAGATATAGTGCTGACCAGTTAGGCAACTATTTTAAAGGATTAATATCAAATGGTGTGTTTGAAAAAGTTGGAAAGGCTTTTATAGTTACATCAAATAATGATATGTCAATTAATGTGGGTTCAGGCAAAGCGTATATCAATGAAAAATGGATTGAAAATGATAAGACTGCTAACTATAGCATTGATGCATCAGATACAGCATACGCAAGAATAGATACAGTAGTAATAAGGCTAGATTATACTGCCAGAACTATTAGTATTAAGATACTTAAAGGTACTGCATCACCAACACCAACAGCAGTTTCAATAACAAGGAACAATAGTGTTTATGATTTAAAACTTGCAGAAGTTAAAGTTAATGCTAATGTAACAAAAATTACTACATCTGATATATCAGACTATCGATTAGATACAAGAGTTTGTGGTTTTGTCACAGGCGTAATAAAACAAGTAGATACATCAGATTTGTTTTTGCAAATGCAAGAAGATTACAAAGCTGTCAGAAACAGTATTGTTAAAGATTTGAATGTTAACACACAAGTGTTAACAAGTATGGAAACAAGAATTGCTAACGAAACTTTTGTAGATTTCTATGTAGGCGAAAATTATAGTCCTGGCGACAGTTTAATTGTAATGAATGAAAAGACAAGTCATATTTATGGTACTAGTGAATATACGATTATACGAAACGAAAATAACTACTATTTGAATTTTAAAAAGCAACCGGACAATGGGGCGAAGATTAACATTATCTTGGTTAAGTCTTATGTTGGTGGCACAGGTGAAGTACCTTTTTATACGAAGCCAATGTTAGATGCTAAATTTAGCTTTAGTAATAGTTACTTGTTTGATGCCAACGGAAAAATAATTCTATCATCAAAAGAAACTGGGCTAGGTTCAGGCTTTGGAACTAGTAACAAAGATGTTGTAACTGCGTACATCAGTAAGAACGTTACAACTGTAGCTTCACCGGCACTAACTAATTGTCCTAACTTAAAAACTGTGTACATAGATAACACAAAAGAAAACATTAAAATACTTAATTTAGATAGTAGTGTTACTGTTATCTATAATGACACAGAAAACAATCAATTATTTAATTACGCTGAATTTATACTACAACAGTTAAATAAGCAAAACAAACAATTTGACTTTTCTGTAGATGAAAACGGAAAAGGTGTTATTACATTTGAATAAAAGGTGGGGCTAATATGACATTTAAAATATGGCAACACAAAACGCTAACAATATTCAAAGAAACTAAAATTTATGAAAAGGAGCATGACTTTGAATTTATCAAAGTCATACTACCGGAAACGATATGTAAGAATAGCATTAATGATATTAATGTGTATCTACAGTTTGATTTTGAAGACGGTACAGCAGTAACAAAGCAGTTAACAAAAACGGAAAATCAAATTGGTATATGTAATATTGGCTATTGGTTGACATACAAAGCACAACAAGTTGGAATTACTGCACTGTATATTGACAACAATAATGTTCAGCTAGGGAAAAGTAATAAGATTGTTATTGATATAATTGAAAGTAAAAGTAATGAAACTGAATCAGTTATTAATATTTTAGAAAAAGCACTTGAAGATGTTAGAACTGAGGTTGAAAAAAGAGGTGTTGACACATCAAGCTACAGTATTGAAAAAATAGCTGAAACTATTAAATTAATTACTAATGCAAAAATAGTAATTGATGACGAAGGTAATGCAAAATTAGTTGTTACAGATTCAGAAGTTACAATTGATGAAGACGGCAACGCAAGTATTGAAAGAGGTGTTTAAAAAATGGCTTATCTAAAAGAAGTCGAGTATAAAGGAAAAACATACGATTTGTTTGATAAGGAAGCAAGAGTAAAAATACAAAATTTGCTTGATACTGTTAACGAAATGGGCAGTAACAAAGTTAATCAGGCTGATTTTGATAGTTACAAAACAACGAATGATGCAAACGTGAACAAGAAAGAAAATGCATCCAACAAGGTTAATGAAATTCTTTTCCCAAGTACGGATTATTTCCCCTCTACTAAAGCAGTCTTGGACTATGTTAGTAGCAAATTAGCAAAACCGGTTGCAGATATTGAAGCACTAAAAACTGATAAGGCTGATTTAGTGCAAAGCCATAATTTATTTGATTGGAGTAAACTAGATGGCAAGAACACAGGCGGATTAAGTGTTGTTAAAGTGAAAGATGGTAGTTATCACATCACAGGCACACCAACAAATAAGTATGTTGCTTTATTGAACGAAAGAATTAAGCTTCAAGAAGGTAAGTACTATGTATCAAGTAACAAATCTAATACAGACAATTGTTATGTGCAAGTTGCAATAACAGATAATAATAATGTTACTAAGTACTATATAGATAGTGAATTTATTGTTGATGATACAACAAGTTATGTTTTGTTATCTGTACAAACAGGTACAGATACAGTACCCATTGACTTATATATGTACCCTTGCTTGTGTATGGCAGATGATAAAAACAAAATTCTACTACCTTATTATGTCACAGATGGTGTTTATCAACTATCAATTCAGACACAAAAAGAGTTGCAAAAGAAAGAACAAAAAATAACTGATTTAGCAATTAAGAACACAACTGAAAAAAGTAGTAATTGTGTTGTATATGATTGCTCTAGTGAAGGTATAAGAGCATTAACAATGTATGGAAAATCAATCCAAGAAACAACACCAAGCCTAGACAAGCCTACCGACATTAAAAATGTTGAAAATCCAAGCATTTTTGTATCGGGCAAAAATCTTTTTGATTTTAATGTATTAAAAAACAATCTAGGTATTAACATAGCTGGTGGTGTTACGGTAACTAAAGTAGATAATGCTATTAAGTACACAACAATCGAACACGATTATCTAATTGGTATATATTTAAGATTGATGTACCTTAACTTGCCTTTTTCACAATTAGATAGAAAAAACATAACAATATCTTGTGATGTTACATCAACAGCAGATTGTACATTTAGATTGACAACAGAATTTAACAACTATCAAGCAACAGAAGTTAAATTAGCTAAAGGCAAAAAACAAAGAGTGTCAATTACATCTCCTTACGTAGATAGTGAAACAAATAGAAATAAGGCTATATGTTTCTACGTTTATAAGAGTGTAGCAACCGAAATCACACTAGAAAATGTAATGCTTGAAGTCAATGATATAGCAACAGATTATGAAAAATATAAAAGTTCTCAAAATTGCAAAATAACGAATGCAATTTTAAAAGGTGTAGGCGGTGTATGCGATACGTTAACAATCAATGCTGACGGTACAGGCTACATAACACAAAGATTATTTGCAGAAAGAATCACATCACAGAGAAAGCCAACCAGTTTCGAATGGAGTTATTCTAATACAACCCATAGATTTTTTAGAAATGACTACTCATATTCATTTAGCACCGAGAACAGCAAACCTTTAATTTTATGTACTCACTTTTGTGTAGGAGAAAATGAAAAGAATACTGCTTTGGATAATTCAATAGGCTGGATTAATGCTAGTGGTGTTGGAATTGCAATAAGAATGAATAAATTTGATGGGGATATTGAATCTTTTAAGAAGTGGCTTGATGACAATGAAGTGTATGTTTTAGCACCACGGTCAAAACCTATAACAGTTAATTTGTCAAAGAATGAAGTTGATAAAATAATATCACTACATACTTACTACCCACATACTACAATTGTTTCCGACTGTGATTGTGAAGTTGAATATGTAGCTGACACTAAAAGCTATATTGATAACAAATTCAAGGAACTGGCACAAGTAATTGTTGCTAGTGCAGAAGAAAGCGAGGTGATGTAATAATGTCAATTAATCTACAGAAGTTTGTTATGAGAACACTAGAACAGATGTACAAAAGTGGCGAAAGCGAATATAAAGTAAGACAGTATGCGTTAAAATGGTATACAAAAGAAGTTCTAAATGATGAAGACTTAGTAACAGTTGATGGCTGGTACTCAGTTGACGAAGAAGAAACAGAAGAAGAAAGCAAAGAGGAAAAATAAAATGAAAGAAAATTTTTTACAAATCTTGTTTGCAACAGTAGCCGGTGCTATTGTTGCATATTTGAACGTGTTATTATTGCCACTTGTTGTACTAGTCATTGTAATGCTTATTGACTATTTTACCGGTATGGCTCAGGCGTATGTATCACATACGCTAAATAGCCGCATTGGTGTTGTAGGCATTATCAAAAAAATTAGCTACATAACAGCCGTTGCAGTTGGTATTGTTGCAGATTATCTAATATCATCAGCACTAACGCAAGTAGGTATTGATATTAAGATTAATTATTGCATTGGAATGATAGTAACCATCTGGTTTATCATTAACGAGTTAATTTCCGTGCTGGAAAACCTCGCAGAAATCGGCATACCACTACCTAAATTTCTTGTATCACTAATTAAAAGATTAAAGGTAGTTGTAGAAAATAAAACAGATGAAGGTGAGGATAATAACAATGAGTAACAGTAAACTTGTAAGTGTAAATAAATTAAGCCCAAACCATTCAGGACTAAGAACTCACACCATTGACAGAATCACACCACATTGTGTGGTTGGTCAGTTGTCGGCTGAATCTATTTGTAATTGCTTTACAAGTCCATCAAGAGAGGCAAGTTGCAACTATGGTATTGGTACAGATGGTAGAGTAGCACTTGTTGTTGAGGAGAAAAACCGTAGTTGGTGTTCTTCTAGTAATGCGAATGACCAAAGAGCAGTCACAATTGAATGTGCTAGTGGACTTGAAGAACCTTATACTATGAACCGTAAAGTATACAAATCTCTTGTGAAGTTGTGTGTTGATATTTGCAAGAGAAACAACAAGAAGAAGCTACTGTGGTTCAATAGCAAAAGCAAGTCGCTAAGCTACAAGCCTAAGTCTGATGAAATGGTGCTAACTGTCCATAGATGGTTTGATAATAAGAGTTGCCCCGGCAACTGGCTCTATAGTCGATTAGGCAAGTTGGCAAAAACTGTAACTAAGAAACTACAGAAAAAAGAGAAATTTAAACTACAAAGTAATGCAGGACTATATAAGTATAGTTTTAAAGACCCAATCGGAAATAGCAGTAAAAAGCTAAAGACCTTAAAAAAGGGTACAACAGTACAAGTTATTGAAGATGATGGTACAGGATGGGTAAAGGTTAAGGCACTATTGACAACAGGTTGGATTGCTACAAGTCATCTTGGTAATGCTTGTAATCACTCTAACTACAAAACAATTACAGTTAGTAAAGGTACAAGAGTACGCAGACTTAATAGGGCAGAAACAAAGTTTGAAACCGATACAAAACTTGGTGCAAGTCATAAGTTTAGGCTCATTTGTACGATTACTAAAGGTAAGTATGCCGGTTGCAAATATGCAAAACTTATCAGTAAAGATGTGAATAATGGCAGAATGTATTACATTTATTAATAAGAATTAACGATAATAATTAATTTTTGAAATTCTTTCGTTAATTTTGAAAACTTTTGAAATGTTTAATTAAAGTTTTAAAATTTTAAGCAAACTTTAAAACAAATCAGTAATTTTTAAAAACAGTAAAACAAAATCAATTTTTCGTGCAAGAAACCCCACAGCAGTATCAGAACTGTTGTGGGGTTGTTTTACTTTTGTGGGTTATTTGTTTTCTTTAGCTATTCTAACAAGTTCATTGACTACAAGTTTTTCAACATAGATAGGTGGTTTTCTTCTTCCATTTTCCCAATCTTCAATAGTACGCTTAGGAATTTCAAGAAGTTCGGACATCTTTGCTTGTGTTAATTTTGCATTTTCTCTTGCTTCTTTGATAGTCAATGTTAACACCCCCATTTCTCTTAAAAAATAAACTTGATAATACCATAAACACAAAGAATAATAAAAGTAATTAGACCTAGTGCTTTTGCGATTGTATATATAAGTTTCATCCATAGTTTCATATTGACATCAACTAACCTTTCATATATAATAATGATGAACCCACAAGGGGTGGGAGGTTTAACCTCCCATAATAGTTATTAAACTTTTGATTGATAGAACTAGAAGGGTTGCTGTTCCAAGTAGTTCTATAATTTTCAAAAGAAGCTTGTTAAGTTGTTCTAGCAACTTAATGAGCTTTTTTATTTTCTCAATCAAATTAATCACCTCCTTTAACTGTCTATATTATATCACGCATTGCGTTATTTGTCAATGTATTTTTTGTAATTTATTGTAAAATTTAGAAAAATAAAACACATAGTAAAACTACTATGTGTTTAGTGTTAATATAATTAATACAACAAATAAACAACAAAAATTTTTAAAAATCGCATATATAAGCCATTAATAAGCATTTGTGTTTTGACTGTTAATCATGATGTCACTGGTTCGAGCCCAGTTGGGGGAGCCAAAGAAAACGAGTAACCATTTGGTTGCTCGTTTTTTTCGTTTGTTTCCTCTATATATCAGTGGGCTCGAAGGCGAGCGTAAAGAAAACAGTCCGGTGGACTGTTTTTAGCGAGGGGATTTGATGAGTTGCCTTAATTCTGATGTGTAATTCTCAAGCGTGGTAGGTAACTTCCTCTAAGCTAAAGTAAGTTGGGGAAATAAATATTATTTAGTTTTATTATTTTAATATTCTTATGTGTTAGAGTAGCAATAGCTACTCTGTTTTTGTTTATCCAATAGAATCCAACTGGGCGAGAAGGCGAGTTTTTTAATTTGCATAGTTTTGTTTCCTATCAATCATTTATCTAACTTAATACTATTCATTATTTTTGGTTGCTTA